TACTTGTCTAGCAGTAAGAGGTTGGCCACCTTCGCTCACTCTTGCCTTCTTGTTGAACGGTATGCCTAGATCAGCCAGTCGATCTCGGGCTGCATAGGAATCCCATGCGTTGGCTTGTGGACCTTCTTCCTTTGCCAGATCACTCAAAATATCAAACAATACGTCGTCTCCGACAAGATGATACAGTTTTTTTACTGCATTCTTGGCATTGGGTCCAACAATCAGCTCCTGACTCATCAGTCGTCTTAGATCGGCTTGTGCTTCAGGAGTCTTAGGTAAAGCCCATGTACCCTCGCTCATTGTTTCTTGATCGTCGTTCTTTCGATCTAATGCACGCTTCGACGCCTCATATCCTCTCTGGCGCTTGCCAAGTTCCCTGCGGCCTTTTGGTGTGACATATTCATGCTTAGTCATAATGTCATTGATTCCTTTTTTAGCCTTATCCTTGTAGCTCTTCAGCGTATCTTTGCTCAGTTCGTCGATGTATTCCGGCACGATACCTTGGCAAGCACCTTCGGTCAGTGTTGATTTTTTAGTCTCATCGATAGCATTTAGCTTTTCATTGAGATTGTAGAAAAAGTTTTGATTGTCCATTTTATCCTCTCGGGTTGGCGCCAGTAGCAGGACGTGGCGGTCTTTTTACTTTAGTCATAGGGCTCTTGACACCCTCTGGATAGTCGTTTGTTGTTTTTGCTTTAGTAGTGGTACCGCCAGCGATGGTGAAGTCAGATCGATAGGCGTTTTTCAACACTGCATGATCATACGGGCCAATACTGTAATCCTTTATCAACTCTTCTTGTTCTGGAGTGTCAGCAGGATAGTTGGTATCAGTCAAGAGATTTTTGTTCTCTTTCTCGATGCGATTCATCTCCTTTTCCATGCTGTCGTTGTGTGCAGATGTCACCATCACAATACGATTTGGGTCAAGTCCTAGAATTTGAGCCAGCTGCTTTATCTGAGGTTCGATTGCTGGATAGCAAAACTCCACGTCAAAAAACGTAAGGCGCTCGTTCGGATAACTAGGAAAGTCGGGCCACTTAGGAGAGACTGGAGTTTCCTTCGAGTCAGTCATTTTTACCGGATCAAACTGCTTCAGCTTTTCTTTGAGATCTCTCTCAAAGTCAGGCGGAGCATCTCCGACAAACTTGATACGATACTGATATACTCGCTGGGATTCTGCGAGATATTCTCTAAAATGTTTCATAATAATATTCCTTTACGATATTTATCTTATTTTGGCTCTTGATTTCTCTCGCCAAGAATTCTGGACAATAGGTCGTTCCTGGATAGTATCTGTCCCTCTGCCGTTTCGACAGGTGCAGATATTTCTTCCGTCTTACTGGTTGCTCTTTGTCGATCCAAGTCTAGTTTTGCTTTCTTCAGCTGCAAGTCGATGATCTTGAGTCGTTTATTCATTTTCGTCGTCTTTGCGGTAAGAGCATGTCCTAACATTCCGCTTGCTACAGAAAAAATCTCGGACGAATAACGACTGTCTACGTTGAACCCTAGGTCCATCAGATTTTTGAATGTCTCTGTGGCCTCGTTGGCTATTTCGTCAAGCTCATGATCACTTGAAGTCAAGTCTCTGACGGCAGGCAAAGCGGCATCAATCTTGTCGATCATCTCGTCAAGTTCGCTTATTTCTGCATGAGTTTCATCAATAGACAAAGACGAACTCGCCTCTGTTTCGTCGAATGTTGGTAAATCAAATAGTTGCGATAATTGTTTAGTCATGATCGTATTTATCAGATTTTAGACTGTTATCGCTTATCGTTTCTTTTGTCGACCCTGGTGATAAATATCATGCTCATTGACCACGCGGAATAGCAGATGGTTAGCTTGGCAAAATTTAGTTGCTGCTGCCCATTTTGCATGATTGACAGCAACAATCGCTCTATCACGATCATTCATTTTACCTTCAATCAAGCTCTGCTTTCTTGGTTTTATTTCTATGATTTCGGCTTTTTTTGTACCATCGACTTGTTCATAGACTATCAAAAAGTCTGGCACATAGGTGGTATTTTTGCCGGTTAGTGGATGACGGTATGGTATTCTTATTGGTTCACTTGCCCAACTCAGTATACTTTTATTCTCGTCGCAAAACTTCATAAAGGTATATTCCCACGAGCTACGGTATATTGGCTTGCCATTGCCAGCATATTTCTCTGGGTTTTTTATTTGATAAAATCCTTTAGCAAAGTTGTTGGACATGTTATGCCAGGCAATTTCTTGCGACGTAGTAATTTGGCGTGGCTAATGCGTTCACGCCAAGTAGAGTGGTTTGACTTTGCATACTGTTGAGATAATAAGCCATCGTCAGTGTTACTTCCGGTGAACTTTGTCCTTGTATCTGCTGCAGTAATGTTAGTATTGGAATATTGGATTCATTTGAAATCCGGAATAAAGTCACAGTGAAGTTCGCAGCCGCTAGTGCAGTTCCAAAAACTGATTTGAAATACGAGTAAACGATATCGTATTCCTCAACAGGAACTTCCGTTGCGTATCGATAAAAATTGTCGAATATTTTTACGGTGGTATCGACCTGAGGATTCGGGTTGTTTACTGAACTCATTGCGTCTTTTGTGTTGGAGGTAATGGAAATATCATACCAGATGAACCGTTGACAACTTGTCTTACCTGACTTGGTAATGCCTGTCTATACACGGATGAAGCCGAGCTGTTGGTATTGTCGTCGAACACGCTGGGAGGTCTTCTTATCTGGTTGTTTGCGTTTGGTTGCTGAACGCCGCCAATTGTGGTTGCTAGTCCGCCTCTGCCTGCTGATCCTATCTGCATATCTTGGATGCTTCCTGCACCTGCCGGTATCGTTCCGCCTTGTCCATTTACGCCGAATTCACTGCCTCGTCTTGCTATCGGACTCAGGGTTGTATCGTAGTGAGCTGGATCAGCGAATCCTGACACGCTCGTACTCGGTGTCGTGCCACCCACTGCCCCTGCGTAGTACTTTACCGTCTCGTACTTTATTGTCATGGTATTGATCATGGTTCCGCCATCGGCAGCGTAATCGTAGGTATCACCTTGCCAGTCGGTTATCAACGGGTTGATCAGTACATACGATGCGTACTTTTTCTGGTTCAGACCGTAAATTTTGATGTCGTTGAAGAACGGTGGTTTGCCGCCAGGTGATGCACCGGTGAACACTGATGAATCCTGGTATGCCTCACCGACATAACCCCAGTCACTTACTTGCCTGCTTGTATTGTAGATATCGCGAGTATTGTATCCGAAACCATTTGCCAACGTTTGTAACTTACCTATTGAACCATTAGTAACAGGTTGACCTTCATACTTTTGGGTTGGATCTTTGTAGTAATAACTGTAGTAGCAATACCACATGTTTCTGATATTGTCGCCTTGATCGTCGTTGAATACTACCTGGACTGGATTGTATTCTATTTTGCTTTGTACCAATCTTTTTCTGTTATACTGATTCATAGTATCAACAGACATGGTATATGATGGTAGCTGAATAGTTTTTACGGATAGCCCTATAGACGTAATGGCACCATTGCCAAATACCGATTGAAGAAAAGGTATTTGGCCGGTGTTTATATTGAAATATACATGGAATAGAAACTTATACTTCGGCGTTAATTCATAGGAGTTAGTTCTAAAGGTTTTTGCGGCATGAGTATAATCTCTTAGCCCTTGAAACCCACTGAACTCCTTTAAATGATTCTCGCCGAAAGCCATAATATATTATATTCCGAACGGAGCGACACCCACGCCGGTAGCAACGTCGCCATTTGTGCGACCAACAGTTGCGCCAACTCCCGCGCCACCAGGACCAAATGGTAGCTGAAGTGCGTTGTCATATGTCAGCGTCAGTGCTATCGAAGCTGCTTCACTTGTGGCATAATCCATTCCGCCGTAGTTTACTGTTTTCAGGAAGCATCCAAAGAGCTGCCATGTTTCTAGCGCGATCGGAGCATATATACCATTGCCGCCGTCAAGTACTTCAAAGATAACCGAGAACTTGTAGTCGATACCAGAGGATGCACTACTTTGCTCAAGGAAGTCAAGTTGCTTCTGAAGTTGTTCGCCTACCAACTGGCTTACTCGGCCAGCGGAGTCGTCACGAATTACGCAGTTCGTATCCGACCATGTGTACTTACCGGTTACCTTGATGGTACTGTTGTAGACGTGGAGTGGAATTTCTGCAAAAGATACGTTAGGACGGTCAAAGCTAATGACCTGCTTGGTCATTTCCGTTACTGGACTACTGATACCAAAATTCTGAAATGTCGCTCGGAAGCGGTATTTCAGTTTAGGCATTAACAAGCCCTGTGATGGTGAACTCTGATCACTTCCTAAAGGTACTGTCATTCTACTAAGTGATGAAACAGCCATTTTTATTCTCCTATTATACTGTTATTTATCTTTAATTGATGGCCCCTTTTCAGAGGCCATCGTTCAATTGGCCATTAAGATGTTGATGAAAGTGCGCCAGTGTTCAATATTCTCACAGGAATATAGATGAACTCTACAGCCTTGACCGGCTCAATAGCAAGGTCAAGCCACATTTCATTGCGATCAATTCTAGCAGGCGTGTTGTTTGTCTGATCACAAACGATCAGGTAGTCGTATATGCCACGCTTTGCTACAATGTCAATCATAAGAGAATTAACAGCGTTTGCGAATTGGTCACGAGTAATCTGGTCGTTAGGCTCGAACAGATACTGTTTGCCGATCAGTTCCAGACGTCCTCTGATATATGCTACCAATCTGGCTACGTTGATTCTGTCAAGTGCGGAAGTGATACTCGTTGTGGTTTTATTACCGAAGTTCACGATTCCGATGCCTGGAATGAACGTAAGCGGGTTGATGCGATTCTGATACAGCACGTCACGAAGACCTTGGTTGACACTCAAGTTGAGGAATGAACCAGAAGCTGCGTCAATGTATCCGAGACGAATAGCATTGTCGACGATACCACGACGTGTTCCAGCCGGTGCGAGCCATGGATAGGCAACCTGATCATTATAAATGATGGTCCTAAGCATCATGTGGCTAGGAGGCTGGACTACGAAGCTGCCGCCAAGATCGCTTGTTTGGCAACTAGGATAGAATATACCTGCGTACTGATTGCCAATCTGGAGTACTTCATTGCTCTCGGCGTAATTGCCATTTGCAAAGCTGGTAACATCTTTTGGCGCCAATCTCAACGGTGTGTCTGTCACAACGAAACCGGTGTTTGCTCTTTCATCGTTCAGTGCTACCATGTTGATTGCCAGTTCAGGATACTGCGGGCAAGCGATCAGCGTGTAATCCAACTGTTCCTCTCTTGCCACTTCACTTGTGTCGATACCAGATTTCAGCGCCTTGACAATGATCACTCGCTGGGCGTGACGTCCCATGTTAGGTGTTCCATCGGCGTTATTCGGTGAAGCGGTTACCCAAGCATTTTTCTGTGCCGGCAACGTGCCAACAGGGAATGACGTGCTGTTGAAGTAGTTTACTTGGAATGACTTCACGTTGAAGCCAGAACGACGGGTGTTGAACAGCAATGTGCCTTGTGGATACAATGCAGGATCAGGTGCATCTAGGTCAAGGTAGTTGCTGGTCAGCAGTGAAGTAATGGTGGGCAACGGATCGGTTATCGGGTTGGTTGTGCCATTAGGAGCCCAACGAGCATCTGCGAACAGGATACCATTCTCGGTAGTGTGATCTGCATTGTCGATCAATACCCATTGTGCCTGTCCGTTTACCAATGTCCAACGGCTGATTTGCGGATAGATGTCCAGGTTGCTCAGGTCGACCCACAGGTCACCATATTGCAAAGGACTCTGCGCTGTGTTGTTCTGTGTCGTAGGAGCAGTGATACTGAATATAGGACCGCTTGCATTCGTCAACGTCAGGTTATTGCCTCTCACGTCATTGGTGACATTCTGGTAGCCGAACCATGCTCCGTTGTTCTGAATCATGATATCAACTTGGTTGAACGCAGAGTAATACCATAGGCGACCGTTGGCTGGGTCTTGGTCAGGAGCGGTGCTGGAAGCGGTGTATGTGAACAACGGTGTTGTTACCCAGTTGGATAATTCAACTCCAGAAACTACTCCACCGACGTAGTAAGGCCTCGCTCCAGTCGTTGAGGTCGTGAAACCTGCGTTGGTGACTGCTGTGCCCGTGACGTCTCGTAGTATGATGCTACCTCCGGCGGTGTGAGATATCACGATCGCGCCGAGAGCGTTGATTGATGCAGTGATGTGTGGCACACTAGCAGAGCTGATTGCTGCGATGAAATCAGATGGGGTGGTACCTGTCAGTGTCGCTGTTCCAGTTGTGTAACCTGAACTGCCTACGTTTGAGCCACTAATAGTGAACGACCATCCGTCCGTGAACGGGCCTGGTGTAATCGTTGAACCTGTTACAGTGGTTGCACCAGTTGCGAAACGGCTGAATATCTCGTATCCTGCTGTCGCGTTGTTGAACGGGTCTACTTGTGCGTAGGTAGTGCCAGCTGGGATATTTTTGCCGCCGCCACTTGCATCTAAACCATAAGCAGCAGCTGCGTCAGTTGTGTACACTGGGCATGCCTGCTGAACAAAGCTCGCAAGAGCTGTGCTGAACTTCTTGATGATGATGTGGGCGCCGAGGTTGACGTTGTTCGTCTTCAGCCAAACAGAACCGGTGGGGCCTGGCTCAACGTCAGTAGTTCTCCAGCGTGGTACCTGGTAGCTTGGGCTGGCCTGGAACTGAGGTACCGGATACATTATAGCTTGTATTCCGAGAACAGTCAATAGGTTGCCGGTCGCATCAGTGATATTGATTACTCCTTCCACGCTAGTAACGTTCGCTGTAGAATCTCCATATAAGTATAACTTGCCGCCCATGTTAGCTGCGTATACTCCCGTTATATGGGCTGCGTTAATAGCATCGGCTAAGCCAGTTACAGTATTGTTTGGCGCAGCAGGTACAGTAACTTGAGTATCGTTAATAGTAATGATATTGCCTGCTCCCAATACTACCGGTGCCAGAGTACCTGATACTGTTGGGAATGAAGTTCTCCACTCATCTGAACCAACCAATACCCAGCTGTTATATAAATCACTTAGTTCGGTTGCAGTAGTATCTAAGTCGGTAGGACCGCCTCTCTTATAATATATCGGGTTATAGATACTCGTAGCAGTAACTGCGTAATCTCCAATACTACCATAGCTCTGCAAAGGTACAGTATATCCTGGTTCTAAATAAGCAGAATCGGTAATAACCGAAGGTACTTGGTTAGTAAATGCTGCTGTTACTTGATTCCATGAGAAAATACCCCAAGTAGTATTGGCCGTATCCAACCAATAAGTACCATTATTGGGTTTGCCCATTGGTCGCGCAAGTGTAGCTGTCAACTCTGCAAGGTCGATATCTACGCGCTGTACATAGCAACGGTTGGTAATACCAAGCGCAGAGTAAGCTGCCAGCAATCCATACTCGTTCAGCTCGTATCCATTGATAGGAGTACCAGCACTTGTAGTGTAGAATAAGGGGTTCCCATAAGTAGCGAGAAGGTCGCGCTGACTTGTGAGTAAATAAACTTTGTTGGCATTTACTGCCAGAGTTCCCTCTGCCACGCCAACACCTGCTCCTGTAGTCTTATTTGACGCTGTCGCCAGTAAGATGTAAGGTACGGTATTGGTTGACGCAGGAACATATTGACTTTCGTCGATTATGGTAACTTGTACACCAGGTGAGGTTAGTGCGGCCACTGTTGTTCTCCTAAATAAATTTTTACGCTGTGAATGCCTGATGGCATCATCTGCTTGGCACGTAAACTCAAGCATATTTCAGTATTACTGATAAATCCAACTATGATTGTATTTATCGTAAATGCTGATTTTTACGCCCTTGGAAAGTGTGCCGACAAAGAAAAACCGCTGTGGTAGCGGTCTAGGAGAGTGGTGGCGAAGGTGGAGACTAGGACATCAGCAGATCGACTTGACTTTCTAAGTCGGATATGGTGCCGTCGTTGTTGATGATCATGTCGAAGTCTGTGCCGGCCCAGGAATATTCACTGGCGTGAATATTGTACTCGTCTAGGAGCACTTTGTCAATGGGGGACTGATACTTATTATAGCTCTCAGCATGCTTATACCATGCCGGATCGTGACCGCGCTTGACCCTGACCATGGTACCTCCCAAGCTGCGAATAGATCGTATCTCGTTCGGAAACCTTACATCCGATATTACTATATCGTCGGTAGTATTCATTACTCTATTCTCGAAGCTCGCTATCCATATATCCTCATGAAAGTTACCCCTTAATACCTCAGTACCCCAATTCTGCAATACCCATCTTGGAGTAACCTCCATATTCAATCTTTCACTCCACCATATATCTTTTGTTTCTCGCCATATTCTAGTATCTTCGGTGAGCCCCTCCAACTTATCTCGGTCCCATCCAAATACTACTGATACTGCGTCCTTCAATACTCTCGCAAAACTATCGCTTTCAAAGTTATACTTATCTACCAATATCTCCGATACTGTATTCTTACCAGAGCCAATAAGCCCACATATACCTATTATCCGTCGCATGTTTACCTATGTTGTTGAAATAGTGTTGAATTATCCTATCACCCATGTTAAAGGCTGACTTCCATCCACGTAGTTCTTCAAGTCTTCTAAGCACTTGTCCATGATAGCCTGTCCTTCCGACTTCATTGCCGAGCCGTTTAAGCTGCCGCCTCCCTGGGGGCCACTTATTGTAGAGAATTTTTCACGCGCTTCGCCTATGATCAGCTTCGCCGCACCTACCATATAGTCTCGTATCCACTGTACGATCTGATAGTCGCTCAGTAGGTTGAACTCCGGCTTCAGGTTATACGTCCATAGCAGCACGTTTTCACCGGAGCCCTTAGGATCACGAATGATCTGTAGCTTCTTGGTCACAGGGTTCCAAGTGTAGTTCATGTATCCACCAAACATTCTAGCCGCCAACTCAACGTACTGTGAATAAAAGTCGTATGTTGCCAGGCCGCCTGCTACGTTGAAGTTCATCAGGTATACGTTCATGCTGGCTTGGCTGAATGGGTCAAAGTTACTCGCAAATGGTCCAGTGGAATCGCCAAACGTTCTGCGAAATATCTGCCTCACCGTGATCACCTCTTGGGCCAGCGTATATATGCTCACGTTCTGGACCAACTCCATGAAAGTGTAGGATTCCTCATAAGCATTCTGCGAACGCTGTCTGAACACTCCGATGGTTCTCTGGTAGGCGTTCTCGAAGTGCGCTGGGTCAAGTTCAATGTCGATGATTTCGTCGCCCAGTTGAAGCCTAACGTACTCAATCAGTTGTTGCTTCAGTGTGACCAATGAGGATTCAGTTTCTATCATGATAATACTCCATTTGGAGTATTTATCAAGTCTTTTCTCACCATACCTTGAGGATAACCAGGTTTTCGTTCGATCGGCCGGTCCACTTTGTCTCGGTGGTTTTGATAGCTTTGCGAGCCGCTGGTTTTCCGCCCTTGAGTACTTCTTTTATCTGCTCGGCAGGCTTTCGCAGGGTCTTCTGGACAGTTTGCTTCTCGTCGAATCCCACGATCGATGATCCCTTTACCGTCAATGAGCCAGCGTTCAGGTCTGCCACCACATATATCAACTTTCTTTTTGCCGAGTCATATAGCCATGCTTCCTGTGATGCTACCAGCTTTGCAGCAGGTTCGGACTTTAGCTTCAGCTCTGGGAATTCTCGTAGGAACTTGAACTTGATAGCGAGTTTCTCTGGGCTGACCGCTTTCTTCGCTCTAGGTTTTTTCTCTGCTTTCTTGACTTGGACATAGCTTGCACAGTCGGCAATGACCGTCTCGGCAAATTTAACCATGGCTTTTAGCTGAGTCTTGGTGTATCCATCGTAGTATTCAGCTACCTCTTTGTCGACCAAAGCCGCTTCGAACTCAGACAGCTCTTTCTTCCATATATCGGTTATGGTGGAGATCAGCTGTGGGGCAACATTCATGCCTCGGATGATGCTTATCGGTTTTATGTTTGCGGTCATTTTGGCACCTCCTTGGATGAACTCGTCGTAGAGGCCATCAAGTTCGGATGCACAATCTTGGATCTTGTCTCTAAGGCGATCTTGGATGGTAGCCTTTTTGGTTTCCGACTCAAGTGCTGCTTCAGCAGCGGTCTGCTTTTCTTCTTGTTTTGCGTCTTTCAGATGGGTGACGT